TGACAACCTTCGATGCAGGCAAGCTGATTCCATTCTACGTAGATGAAGTATTACCGGGTGATACTTTCAGCGTGGATACAGCGGCAATCATCCGAATGACCACACCGAAATATCCCGTTTTCGATGACGCGTACATCGATTTCTATTATTTCTACTGTCCGAACAGGATCCTTTGGGATAACTTCAAAAGATTCATGGGTGAAGCAGACGAAGAACCATGGATGCCGACAAAAACGTACAGTGTGCCAAAAATCAGAATTGTGGGAAACCCAAACGCAGAAAACCAGCCAGAAGCATACAAAGGGCCAAAAACGCAAAGCATCCTAGACTATATGGGAGTACCGACACACCTAAACGAAAAAGAAAACAGCAACGATATTGAAGTCAATGCACTACCAGTAAGAGCATACATCAAAATATGGAACGAATTCTTCAGAGACCAAAACGTAGATAATCCGGCAACATATCAAAAAGGAGATGAAGAAATAAAATACTTCGACAGAGGAGACAACGGATACGTAGGTGCACAAACCGGAAAAGAATACCTAGACGCATACACAGGCGGCCCATGTCTCCCGGTCTCAAAATTCCACGACTACTTCACGTCATGCCTGCCGTATCCTCAGCGTGGGCCGGAAGTATCAATTGCACTGACAGGAAATGCACCGGTAAGACCATACGAAGATACAAACCTAAAAAACATAAGCCGCGGAGGAGAAATCAGCTACTTACTGGGAACTCCAAGCGCAACATTAGGATTATCTAATGTGGGTGGAGCAGGGGGTATAGGAAACCCGGTAAAACTGGGCGTAAACGAAGGGAATGAAAACGTCACAGAAAGAAGTGCAGCATACCTGGGCGCAGACCTGCAGAACGTCGAAGCCGCAACCATCAACCAGCTCCGGCAGGCATTCGCAGTTCAGCACTATTACGAAGCACTGGCAAGAGGTGGCAGTCGGTACCGCGAGCAGGTAAGAGCAATTTTTGGTGTAAGCATTAGCGACAAAACCGTACAGATACCGGAGTATCTGGGTGGTGGACGCTATCACGTGAACATCAATCAGATAATTCAGACCTCAGGACAGCAGACCGAAGCAGACACACCTATCGGTGAAACCGGTGCAATGTCTGTCACGCCTATCAACGAAAGTTCTTTCACGAAAAGTTTTGAGGAGCATGGTTTCGTAATCGGCGTTATGTGCGTTCGCCATAACCGAAGCTATCAACAGGGACTGGAAAGATTCTGGAGCCGAAGCGACCGCCTCGACTACTATTTCCCGCAGTTCGCAAATTTAGGCGAACAACCTGTCAAGAAGAAAGAAATCATGCTGACCGGCACAAGCACAGACGATGAAACATTCGGTTACCAGGAGAGCTGGGCCGAATACCGCATGAAGCCAGACAGAGTAAGCGGCAAAATGCGGAGCAATGCGGAAGGCACACTGGACTTCTGGCACTATGCAGACAACTACGAAACCGTACCGACACTAAGCCAAGAGTGGATGAACGAGGGCAAAGCCGAAATTGCAAGAACACTGATTGTTCAGAATGAACCACAATTTTTCGGAGCAATCAGAGTAATGAACAAAACAACGAGGTGTATGCCGCTGTACAGCGTGCCGGGCCTGGAAAAGCTGTAATAAAGAAAGGAGGAAGCCCGGAGAAATCCGGGCTATTTTATAATGACAGGAATAGGAGCAACGCTAGCAAAGGCCGGAACATGGCTTGCAAGTCATCCAGAAGTCGTAACCACAGGAATGTCACTAATTGGCAACGGACTATCAAACTACTTTGGACAGAAAAGCGAAAACCAGAGCCAAGGAAGCAACATGAGCCAGAGCCAAGGCGGGGGACAAAGCACATCCATGAGCGAGGGCGGCACAAACGACCAGCAAATTATGGACTACCTCAACAGATACTATCAATGGCAGGGCGGACAAAACGCATTCCAGAGCAAAACAAACAGGCAAAACATGTTAATGCAGATGGGCTATAACACGCTAGGAGCAATTCAGCAGGGAATTTATAACCACATCGAGCAAAACGCGGCAATGTCGTACAACAGCGCCGAAGCACTGGCTAACAGAAACTTCCAAGAGCGTATGAGCAATACAGCATACCAAAGAGCGGTAGCAGACATGCGAAAAGCAGGGCTGAACCCGATTTTGGCATACGCACAAGGCGGCGCAAGCACGCCGGGAGGCTCAGGCGCAACAATCACAGGCGCAAGCATGGGAATGCCAGCATCAAGCGCCCTGGGAGTATCTACGCTAAATGGCAACGTGCCAAACAGCTACTTTAACCGATCTGAAAGTAAGTCACAGTGGTACCAGCTAGCAGAAGCCGTGGGCAGTCAAATGAGTTCAGGCTATAGCAGTCCAGTACAGCTGACAGAAGACTTACTCAAAACCTATAAACAAATGGAAAATACAGACAAAACCGTACCGTTTGAAGCAGGTGGAGGCAAATTCCATACAGGAGGAGGAAGAAAAAAGTGAGTTGTTACAAGCCATTAATAAGGCTGTACAACCCGGACAACAAGGAAATCAGCGGACGAGTGTATTCACTCGCCCGCTTTTCTCAGATAAGCGGGAAACAGCTAAAGTATGAAGATTTGATGTATAATCCGAAAGTTATGTTAATACCATGCGGGCAATGTATTGGATGCAGAATCCGACAGCGTGAGGACTGGACAACACGAATCGAGCTAGAAGCAAGAGATTACCCAAAAGAACAAGTATGGTTTATCACACTAACTTATGATGATGAGCATATACCAGGCATGATAGTAAAAACAGGTGAAATCATGCGAAAAGTACAGTACACATGGAAGCCAGGAGAGAAGCGTCCAGACAGCGTACAAATTCTACTATATGAGGATATTCAAAAATTCTTAAAACGTCTCAGGAAAGCTTACAGGGGCAAATTACGCTATTTTGTAGCGGGTGAATACGGAGAGCAAACAGCGAGACCGCACTATCACATGATACTGTACGGTTGGAAACCGACAGACCTAGAAAATCTATACAAAATCCATCACAACGGATACTATAACAGCAAGTGGCTGGCAGACCTATGGGGCATGGGTCAGATACAAATAGCACAGGCGGTTCCAGAAACCTATAGATATGTTGCAGGATACGTTACAAAAAAAATGTACAAGATAGACGGAAAGAAAGCCAATGTGTACTACGAATTGGGACAAACGAAGCCTTTTGCATGCATGAGCTTAAAGCCAGGCCTCGGAGATCGCTATTATCAAGAGCACAAAGCAGAGATCTGGAGACAAGGGTACATTCAATGCACCAACGGAAAACAGGCACAAATTCCAAGATACTACGAAAAACAGATGGAAGCAGAAAACCCACAAAGACTATGGAGAATCAAACAGAACCGTCAGCTGAGAGCTATAGAGCAAAAAAAGCTTCAGTTGGAAAATCAGGAATATAAAACAGTCCTAGAGACAAAAGAACGTGTCATCAAAAAACAGACGAAAAAGCGTGGTATTTTATAATTGGTGTCACCTAGCCCAGTACCTATCAAGTAAGGTACTGGGCATTATTATTCTAATCGCGCACACACGTACACGCGAAAAGTACACGCGCACGCGTGCGCACGTATTATAATATAACTTGTTGTAGTCGTAGTAGTAGAGTATGTTGAAAAGTAGAAAAGTATAATTTTAAAACGTTAGAGCGTTAAAAATAAACAAAAAACAATGTTGAAAGATTTGTTGAAAACTTGTTGAATTGTTGAAACACTCTATTGTGCTAAAGTTTAACAATGTTGAAATGTTGAAAACTATGTTGAAAATGTTGAAAAGCCAATAGAAGCGGTCCGGAATCGAGCGGGAAAGTCACGGCCGCGCTTCGCTGGAAGTTGCGCCGCGTAGCGCGCAACGGCGGCCATTCAATGAAAAGTTCTGCAAAAACTTCGAAAAAAAACTTGACAAAATCCAAAAAATATGATAGAATATAATCAGAGAAAGGAAGGTGTCAAAGATGACGCACACATACGAACTTAAAAAATTTGAAGATGACGGAAGCATAACCACGGTACTAAAACTCAGCGCAGAACCAAAATATGCAAAACAAAGAGCGGAAGATTACGCAAGTAGACATCCCGGAATGTACAGCCTAGAAAAAACAGAAACAGTAAAAATGTACTTTAACCGGGGTTGACAGCCCCGGTTTTTTTTGGTACAATTCGAAATAGAAGAGAAAGGAAGCCTACATGAAGCACATAATTTTTATGAAAGCAGAGTACGGGCAGGTTAGCCCGCACTTCAAAGCAAAAGAATTTCAGTCCAAAGACAAAAGCAAATATCTGTTAATCGCATCAGAGCTAATCGAAACACTGGAAACAATTAGGGAACATTTCAATGCGCCTATTACAATCAACAGCGGATACCGTACACCGAACTGGAATGCAAAAGTAGGTGGAGCGCCAAATTCATACCACTGCAAAGGGATGGCGGCAGATATCGTAGTAAAAGGACATGGCAGTCAAGAAGTCGCAAAATACGCAGATAGCATCATGAAGCAAGGCGGCGTGATAAGATACACAAACTTTACTCACATTGATGTGCGTGAAGAACGATACAGAAAGGGGGTGTAACCTATGGCATTGATTAAAGTCAAAGACCTTCGAGAAGCAATCCAGCTAATTAAAACCGTTCTGGAAAAGCTCGACCAGATTTATCACATCCTGAAGGAAAAGGAGTAAAACATGATGAACAAGACATGGAATGTACGAGACCAGACCGAAGAAGATCTCAGAGTAGAGGCCGAAAGACTATACAAGCAGATAGAAGCTGGGTACAAAATGGTAAAAAAAGTATCCAAGCTAGAAGATGCCGAAAAGCTCATTGAACGAATCTGGGTAATGAAGAAATGGGCCAATGACATCGAAATGGAGCTAATCAGAAGGGAGTACACATATGAAACACAGACAGAGGATGCCGGTACGCACTGACAAACGGATGTTCAACGTGACGGCGCGCAAAACGAAGAGTATCAATTTAAGCCAGAAGCCCATGCGGGGCGGAATCAGACTGTAAAGGAGAAAAAAAATGATTCACGGATACTATGGCATCTATGACAGCGTAGCAAAGTGCTACTGCTACATCGGAGAAAGCAAGAGCAACGAGACCTTTGCGCGAATGTGCAATATCATGGCAAAAGACGAGAAAACGTTCCTGGGGCAGTCACCCGAAGACTACAAAGGCTACCATATCGCAAACTTCAACGATGAAGCCGGGAGCTTCGAAAGCATCGAACCGGAAAAGGTCTGGGAGGGCAAGCCGAATGAATAAAAGATACGAGGAAGGCCGCGAGGCCTTCTTTTCAAATCCAGGCGAGAAACTGCGTAAGCAGTACGTCTGGGGAAAAGACGAAAAAGGCAACAAAAAGTTGATTGAAACCGAGCCAATCGACATTCAGGGCGAAATTGAAAGCTATGCAGATGAATGCGACATTAAAAACATTGTCCGCAAAGCAAGTTTTGACCCTGTTTTTGCCAAAAGTCTAGTAGACAGCGCAAAAACAGATGAAATCGTGGATGTCACCGAATGGCCGACCAACATTCACGAGTATCACGCCATGATGGCAACAGCACAAGCCAATGCAATGGAACTGCAGAGGATGCAGGAAAAGGCCGCAAACGAGAAAAAGAAGCAGGAGGGAAGCAATGAACCGGAATAACGAAAGACACTTCAACCAAGTACCGGAAACGCACGTCAGCCGAACACGCTTCAACCGAGACCAGAACATTCTGACAACCTTCGATGCAGGCAAGCTGATTCCATTCTACGTAGATGAAGTATTACC